AAGTAAAAATATTTTTACCTAAAACACTTAAAAAGATGTCACTTAATAAGTTCATAATGAGCGAAACAGAAGTCACACAGAAAAAGACTAGAACCCGACGTGTCAAGAAGACCACAAAGGCTGAATCTGCTACTGATAAGCCAAAGACTACTCGCAAGCGCAGAGTTGTTAAGAAGGTCGCTGCTCCAGCTACAGAGCCAGAGCAAGTTGTTGAGGAGACTGCTCCAGCTACAGTTGAGGAGGTTGCTCAAGAGGTTAGTGAGATGGAACAGCATCTTCAGAGTGTAACTCATGCTTTTGAGGAAATGTCCAATCTTGCTGGAAGTGTTCTAAGTACTGTCCACAGTTCAGGATTTGGTCAGAAGGAACTTAGACTTGTCAACAAGGCCTACAAGAGTACTCTTAAGGCACTCCAGAAGGTCCAAGACGAGACTCTTGTCCAGTCTCTTAAGAGAGGCGAGGAATTGCAGAAGCTTCTTAACAAGAGAATCCGCAAGAACAAGGGCAAGTCCAACCCTAACAGTGGTATCCAGAAGAAGCACCCAGCTCACACATTACTTGCTGAGTTCCTTGGTGTTAATGAGGGAGATCCAGTTTCCCGTGTTGAGGCCCTCAAGGCTATCAGCGCTTACGTTAAGGAGAACAATCTTCAGGTTCCAACCAACAAGAAGACCTTCCACCTTAAGGGAAAGCTCCACGATTTGTTCCCAGACAGTGAGACCATGGGTTACACTGAGATCATGAAGGCCATCAAGCCATTCTTCCCACCAGCTCAGAAATAAATGAGTTCTTTTATTCAAAGAAGGTAGGAATAAAAAATTGATTTTAATTAATCATAATTATAATATAAATACTTATAATTATGAATTTTTTTAGTGGTTTATTGAATCAAACAGCATCAGATGCTAATCATGAAGCTGAAAAGAAGAAACGTGATTTCATCGATGGTACTAAAGAGATAATTGATGAAAAAATGAGTTCTGATGAGGTAAAACAGAAAATTGAAAAAAGTGCACAAACAGGTAATTACGAACTTGTTGTTCATAATGAAGCTAATGCTATTGACAACAGTTTTTACGTAGCTTCCATTTACAAAGATAAAGATATCACAGAAGAGGAATATAATAAGGCTTTTCAAGATCAACAGAAAAGGCATTGTACATGTGACGCATGGAGAGAATATGTCAAGGAAGCCAACCGAAAAGGACATCTTCCAGCAAGACTCGTTTACGAAGAATTAATTGACCGTCATTCAATAGTTGATACCTATCATGTTCGATGTAAAGCTCTTTTTGCATGGGACACTACGAATGAACTTAAATTCAAGAAAGACAAGATGATTGGAAAGATTCTTGGTTCTTGAATACAAGATGATTGGAAAGATTCTTGGTTCTTGGTTTTTAATCTTTATTCAACTCTTTTTGTCTATCATTTATAATTTTCTCCAAAATATTCTGTTGATTAATATTTCCATATTTTTCATGTACTGATCCATTCTTCAATTTCAAACCATAATAATAAAATCCATCTCCAAATCTCTTTTTCTTTAGGCCTAAATCAAGTAAATATTTAGACAACTTATTTCTAAAACTCAACTTACCACGAACAAATCCAGACATATTTGTTTCAAGATGTTCTTCAACGATTTTAAGAATTTCGGATGCCTTAATTTTATCATCAATTCTATCATTAATTTTGTACCTATCTTTAAGGAAAGATTCAACATATTCATATTCAGTTTTATCTTTCATGTCACATTCACTTTGTTCATAAAGGGTTTTAATTGTTGAAATTCTCTTTTGGAATTCTTTTTCACTGTCATGAACACGTCCACATAATAATGTATTGAGAACTGTGAGGAACTCTGTGTTTTTGTCATCTACAGAAATATCATAAGAAAGTTTGAATCCCATTTTTTCATCTTGTAACAACATGATATCCAATTCATCGGGATTTTTAATTGAAAACGAGGCTTTGTATTTCTGATTATAAACAACACAATATTTAACAAAATTCTTCTTTGGAGGAGTATGTAAACCTCCCAAATTTCTCAAACTATTATTTTCATAATTATCAGCAGAATAACCCGAATAACTTGTAAGAAAATCATTATACCCTTGAGCATTACCTCTTTTTTTCACAGAGTTAATGGATTCCTGTTCTTGAGCAATCCTATCAAAATCAATATAAGGATTCTTCAAAATCTGAATTTTAGTTTGTTGACTAGTTTCATCACATTGATTACTCTTAACATATTTTGTTTTCCTATTAGTGTAATTCTTAGTAACATTATTCATCTGTTTCTTCGCCAAAAAATAACCTTTAATAACACCAATATCATTAATAACATTATCCTTTTTATCTATAGGAATTTCATAACCAATTTTTTTATGAACTTCTTCTAATTCATCTTCATTTAATAACAAATTAGTATCCTCAAAACAAACTGTTTGTCCAATATTTTCAAACCACTTTTCTAACCTTTCCATCTCCTTTTTTTCTTTAAAAGTCTCCAAATCAAAAACATCGGTTTCTGTCATAACAAAGAAACAACAGTGTCTCTCTTTTTCTTTTTCAACTCCAAAAGATTTAGCCCACGCTGTCCCCATACTTAAAAATCCATCTGTTTTATCCAAAACATCATTAAAACTTTTTGATTCAAATACTTTTGGTAAAATATTCTCCATTCCCGGAACAAGTTTACCAATATCTTTAGCACCCTGTTTCAAAACAGATCGAAAATCTATAAATTCTGATTGCGAATCCTGTGTATTCATGTCTATGTATATACATATATATACATCTTTTTAATTCATTTTTAAACGCGCTAAGTAAAGTTCGGTTCTAATTTTGAATATATTTATCTGAACTTATATTATTAGTATGCCGGGTGGGTATTTTCAGCTTATTGCACAAGGACCAGCGGATATTTATTTGACAGGAAATCCTAGTATTAGTTTTTTCAAGTTTGTATATAGAAGATACACTCCATTTTCTATGGAATTAATAAATTTACCTTATACAACAATACCTACATTTACAACAACACAAACAACAGAAGCACATTGTAAAATTGACAGAAATGGAGATCTCCTACATGATTGTCATCTCCTATATGATTTGCCAGCTATATATACAAATGATATTCCATTCTCATGGGTTGATTCAATTGGAAATAAAATTATTGATGAAGTATCTTTGAAATGTGATGGTCAAAATATCGACAGACAATTTGGAGAGTTTATGAAAGTTGAAAGTGATTTGGTGTTAACATCCACCAAAAAAGTTAAATATGATGTACTAGTTAATGGGTCAACAAATATAAACAAAATTGCTATCCCAAATGTTGATGATGTTGATTTATTATATCCAGCACTTCCTGCAAAGAGATTATTAATTCCTTTACAATTTTGGTTCTGTAAAAATTCGGGATTATCAATTCCACTAATTGCCCTTCAATATACAGAAATCAGAATAGATGTTTTATACACAAGACTTAATGAACTTTTCAAAATAGGAACTCCACCAATTTCTCCAGTACAAATGTTCACATCAGACATAAGCGAATTAAGCTCTGAAAATGTACAATTCCAATCCATTCTTATATCAGAAGGTTGGGACCAAACAAATGTATTTTTCAGATTCGCTAAAAGTTGGACCCAATACTCAAGCATTCTTGCTAACTATGTCTATTTAGGAGAAGATGAAAGAAAAAAATTCGCACAAACGTCACATGAATACCTCATTACTCAGCTTCAAAGAAGAATTTACCTAGGATTAATGAGAGGACCTTCAAAACTTGATTTAACTTTACATTACCCAGTAAAGGAGATAATTTGGTTCCTAAGAAGATCAGAAGCCTATAAAACAAATGATTGGTTCAACTTTACAGATAATGATTGTCCACAATTATTTGATAAAATTAAAAATATTCGTGATTTCCTGATGCTTCCATGTGTAAGTTCATTTACAGATGATCAAGATGATCAAAATGGTATTAAAGAGTTGAAACAGTTAAGTGAGGATTTTACGGTACAATTATATGATAAACAAAACTCATTGTTTAATGGGGAACCAATTAGTACAATTAATAGTAAGATGTGGGATTATTATAGTATTATGGAAGAGGCCAAACTTGTTTTCAATGGTCATGATAGATTTGAGGAGAGAAGGAACACTTATTTTGAGAACGAACAAGTTTACAAATATCACACAGGTAGTGGGGATAAAGGTTTATATGTTTATTCTTTCAGTTTAAAACCTGAAAAAGAACAACCAAGTGGCACATGTAATATGTCCAGAATTGATACACAAAGATTACACCTTAATATTTTTAATACAGATGTTAATCCACAAAATAATGATAAGTTTGATTTACACTTTTTTGCTATCAACTACAACGTATTCAGAATTATGGGTGGTATTGGCCAATTAGTATTTACCAACTAAAAATTATATTCTTTTATAAACGTTTTTTCAAAAAAGTATACTTGAAGAGAAGGTGAGAAAATATATTGTATATAAATGTTTACATCAAAAAAACGTAAAAATATTTTTGGAGAGGTTCGTAAAAAGAGAATTTGTATGACAGATGATTTTTCTAATTTTACTAATCCCGATCAATCTGTTTTTGAGCCTTTTATGATTAAGGAAGAAAATAAAGATAATCAAGAAAAAGTTTTGGACATGATGTCTAAAATGATGGATAAGATTGATAGGCTTAATAAGAGAATGGCTGTAATTGAGGATATATTGGAAAAAGATCACGAGAAAAAAATGAAGATAGAGGATCTTACGTATCAATTAAATTCGGTTAAAATGGATAATGAGGAGTTGAGATATAGAATAGATAAAAAGGAAGGAAATATAGATTATTATGCTTAATAAAAAAAATCTAATTTAATAGATATATATGGCTCAAACAACATTTTCGTTAGAATATATTTTATCATTAGTCATTGCAATCTTGGCATATTACTTGGTGAATAAGTCCAGTAATGCTGTTCCATTATGGGTTGCACTTTTGGTAGGACTTTTCGCAGGTTATGTTTCATTATTGATCTTCAATGTTACATTACCAAAAATGAATTATTATGGAAAAGAAGTTAGTAATTATGTAGTAAGTAAAACATATAGTGGTTTGGATAGTATGAACTATTTCATGGTGTTCCCACCATTGTTTGCAATTTTGATTGTATTCTTGGTTTTGTTATATAATGGATCATTAGGTTAATCCTCCAATCTTTTTAATAAATATTATTTAATAAAATAAAAAATCTTATTAAATATTATAATTAGATGAATTTTGACAAAAATTGTAAATATATTGTTGAAGATTACCTTTTAGGAAAAAGTGCATTATACAATTCTCGTGGTCCTCTTTCAATTTTGGCGACTCTAGCCGTTATTGGTTGTACTAAATATTTGACAATCAGTAAGAACTCATATATAAATCAGTTAGTAATTCCAGTTACAACTTTTATTTTATTTATGATTTTGATTACGGTTATTGCAAAATTGTTAATTCCAACAAGTGCAAAAGCTGAGTTAAAACAGAAATGTAAATTGTGGATCAATGACCCAAACACATCTGAACATCCAGATACTTCCGTTAAAAGTGATGTTATCAATATTAACTTAGATGAAGTCTCAAAATACAACGGAAGAATTGATGGATGGCATCTCCTTAATGGAAGAGAACAAGTCAGAGAGAAGTTTGAATTAAAAGATCCAAGTATGCCACAAGCCAGAAGTGATTTCGTTATTAGAGACGGAAATCCAAATGTCAATCTTGATACAGCTGATGTTAAGCCACAAGATAATTTGGTTAATGGTCATCAGATATATTCTTCTACACCAGTCGGAGGAAACTTTTTCGATGAAAGACAACCAAAAATCACTGATATCCAAACCGATGCTTGCTTATTAGGAAATGGTTGTGGATCTCTTTGCTCAGGAACAGGTATAAACAACTGCGATGTTGTTGCTCCAGTTCCAGGCCCACAATGGCAACCACAAACTGCAGCAGCTGTTCAAAACAGACTCAACAATGGAAATTATGTTCCATCTAACTGCCCACAAGGTGGTGTTGTTTTGAGAAGAGCTGAAGACTGCGGTAATTTGTCAGATGGCCAAAATTGCGGTCCATCTAATTCGACTTGTATTTCTGCTCCAACTGTAAATATGTAAATTATTAAAAATGATTTTTAATCATTAAGAACTTTTGACATGTTATAAAGATAATAATAATATGTCAAAATCAAAATATGTTATTTTTCAACTTGAAACAGGATACGATGGTTTGTCTGGACATTGTATAGAAAATGTTTGTTGCTTAGCAACGAGCGAATCTGTTGATAAATTACCGGATAAATTTTTCACAGTTGATATTAGTGAACACGTTTTTGAAAATAATGTTGAAATAGACCCAAGAGATGCTTCTGTTACTGAAGTATCTGATCAATTTGCCGAAGAATGGAAAAAACTTGGATTAGACAATACCGGTGAATACTTCAGTCTGTCCAAAGATTATGATATTTCTTGTACATTAGATTATGAATAAAAATCTCATAAAATATTATAATGAAACATATAATAATACTTCTTTTAATCATTATTATTATAGCAATCTTCCGTCCACCAATTGTGGAAGGTTATAATCAACTTCTTTATCCAACAAAAGGTTTACAGAAACAGTGTTCGTCTGAAGGATATCTCCCAGCCTATATGCCAGCTTCTTGTATTAAGAAAGATGGTTATTTTAATAATCAAAGGAATTGTAAATGTGTAGATCAAGAGGGTTATTGTACAGTTTGTTATCCACAAGTTGAACATGAAGGTTTGCAAGTATCTGAAGGTATACAGGCAGATCTATCAGGTTCAAATTATGGAACTACAGTTCAATCAACAAAGTAAACAGAATATTTTTTATTAGTATATTATATATTACAATGAAAACTAAAGGAAGAAGAGTTTTGAAAAACGGAGCAGTCGGTGCGTACGTTTATTATTCAAAAGAAAAGAAATGGAAATGGAGAATTGTTGGAAGATCAAAAGGTGATTCTAAAAAAAAAATGAAAGGTGGTTTTGTAGATACACCTGAAAATCGCACTAGATTAAGACAAACTGTGGAAAGATTTATTAGAAGAGCCACAGTCAGATCAGTTGTTTCAAGAACTTCAAAAATGAAACAACCAGTTAGAACTATACTTATTAAAATTTTGAGAGGAGCCCTAGATAAACTTGATAATGGCGATGTAAATGGAGCTGTTCAAGAAATTAAAACATCTTTTTTGGTTTATAATGGGAGTAGACAAAGTAGGTGGAGAAACAAGACTGATTTTGAAAATTTGAGAACAGAATTAACAGATATTTTGTATGATGGAAATACACTTACTGAAACTGAAATAAACAGTATTGTAAAAAGCTATTTAAGAAATATCGGAAGAAATTTAAATAATGTAAATAATGTAAATAATGTAATAAATAATAATTCATTCACTTTTGATAGGAATCAGTCTTGCCCCCATGGAGCAGTTAATGCTACAATAATGGCTACTTTAAATAATAATGAAGTTGTTCTTAAAATTACATATTTATTTGAAAATTCCCTTTATGGTGCTGTAAGGAACACCAGAAGAGAAACAGCTGCCCTTATTCAAGCAAACATACAACGAATTTTAGAAAACCCGGGACTGACAAATATTACAATACGCCATAACGTTTTTGGGAATATTAATATTTATTATAGTGTATTGGATGAGCTAAAAGGGTTCGCTAAAATTAGATATTTAACTAGTCATCTAGGAAATACTCCATATGAAAATTTTAATAATTTTGGAAATTTAATTTCATTATATTTTGGTTCAAAGAATATTGTACAAAATTGTATTGAAAATGGAGATATGCGTAATATGTATGATCAATTGAATAATTTTTTACCAATTATGGTTATTGAAAAATATGCGATTACATTAAATAATTATTTTAATCCAAATGGAAATAATAACCTTAGAAATACGAGAATAAGAAATTATTTACTTGAAGTTATTATTCAAATGATCAATGCAGAAAATTCATTGGGACATTTTAATATGTTACATGGAGATATGAAAGGGGATAATATTATGTTAAGTACTTTGAGATTTAATAATAATGTAAATAGTTGGGTAAAAGTAATAGATTATGGATCACTAAAAACAATTGATGAAATATTAACTACAAGAGAAATGCCAGTTGGAAATCCATATTCAAAACCTCCAAGTCATGGTAGATTTGGTAATCGTTTAAGAGATGGTAGAGTCACACGAACAGAATTGAAAAGATATTTATCAATATGTAGAACTTGGGAAGTCGGATCTCTAATATCAAGTATTTTAGGTGTTGATATTAATAAAAGCAATAGGCAAAATATAGAAACAGCACAGGAACTAATCAGACAAAGACTTGTTCAATTAAATTTAGCTGAACCAATTGTCAATCTGTTTATTTCATTCGTGTCATTCGCAGATAATGATATTCCAGATTTACATATTAATAATACAGATGTGAATAATAATATACTTTTACAAATTTTAAAAGAAAATAATATCAATAGAAGAATGAATAATAACAACAACAGAAGAGGAAACAATAATAGAAGAGGTAACAATAATAGAAGAGGTAATAATAATTAAATCTTAATTAAATCTTTTATCATTTTTATAAAAGTATCCTTATACTTTTTTTCATTCATTTTACCAATATAAGTTTGATATTTGTAAAGATTCCCCTGAAAATTATCATAAACATTCGCTTTAATATATAATTTTTTTATATTTGAAACAACAATATCTGTAATCTTCTCACCAGCTACATCATCATACCACCTTCCATCTGCCCAATATTGGAAATTATTTTTATTAATATATCTTATTGGACATTCTAAATTATCATTTATATAAATTTTTTTAAACAAGATTACATCAGAATTAATATCGCAATTCTTCAAACATTTTTTAACGACATCCTCGTCAATATTTAAAAACTCCCTTTTTAATTCTAATTTCTCCTCACCATCGTCATTTTTTTGTTTAGGTTTATCAACTTTTTTAACAATTTTAGGTTTATTTTTCTTGGGTTCTACTTGGACAACTTCACTAACTTGTGGTAAATTTAATTCTGGAACGTCTGTAACACTTTTCTCAGAAACATTCGATTTACTCAAATTTGACATTGGTGAATCCAACTGTTGTTCATTTGGTACAGACATATTATCCAAAACTTTCATTATTTTATACTGATACAAAGCCATTGCCTTTATCTTCTTCTCTTGGCCTTCAACCATTTTAAACATTTTAACAATTGCCGTACTCAAATTGTTAATTTTTTTATCAATATCTTTAACCAATTTTTGCGTACTTGTTGATTTATTATTGATGTATCTTTTTAGTCCAGTGACAAGGTCTTTGGAATCCATATATTATTTTAATAATGAATATTTTTTTTAAATGTTTTGCGAAACATTATTTAAAAGTTTCAAGTTTATAATAATCATGAACAAAACTTTTAAAAGTTTCGATGATTTAGATTTCTTGAAAGATAAATCGAAATTATTAAAGAATTTATCTAAATGTGGTGTAGAATCAATGAATAATATGTTGATATTTGGAAAAAATGGATCAGGAAGATTAACAAGAGTAAGAGTTTTTTTGTCTGAACTTTTCGGAAGTGATGTCACAAAAGTTTCGAACAAATGTATTCAATTCAAAGACAAAGACAAAACAAAATTTCATTTTAAAAGAAGCAATTACCATATAGAGATTGATATGAAGATGTGTAGTGGTATAAGTGAATCACTAATATATGAACATTTTCTCAAGAATTATACACAATCTAAAAATGTAATTTTTAATATTCCCTATGTTTTCGTTTTCAGATTTGCTGAATTAATTTCAAAGAAATTACAAAACATTTTATCTGTTGTTATGGACAAATGCTATAGATCATCGAGATTTATATTTATTTCTGATAAATTATTTCAACCTAAATTTAATAGTCGTCTTGTTAAATTTCAATTGGGGGATATCGAAAGAGATGAAATAAAAGATTTTTTAATAAAACATAGTTGTGAAGAAGGTACAAGTATTGAGGAAGAACAAGTTGATGAAATGATAGATAATATATATCAAAATGAATTGTACTACAATTTGAATGACATTTTCTTTTTGTATGAATTATGTACTCTGGAATGTGAATATGATAATTTTTATATTTCTCACAATATTTTTATTGATGATTTAATTAAAAAAGTGTTTGCACATAATTTTATTTATATGGATTTGTACAAGATAAGAGAAGGAATTTATGACTTATTTACATGTAATTATAATGCAAAAAATATAGTTAAATATATTTATAAATATATTTCCAAACATTTTGATTATCATGATGAATTTATGATGGATTTTGTGAAATTAACAAATGAAATAAATATGGGTATGAATAATTGTAATAAAGAAGTCATCCATTTGGAAAAATATTTCACAGGAATTTTAAAATTAAGATACAAATACAACCTACAAAGAGAGAGTGCCTCGCTCGTCCGATTAAATTGGTTATAAATTTGTATTGTGAGTGTAGAGTTTAAGATATATAAATAAGATAGATTAATAATTATATAAAGTATGAGCTTTAATTATTATGAGATTTTAGGTATTGAGAAGAATGTAACAAATCAAGAAATCCGAAAGGCTTATAAGAAACTAGTAGTAAAATGTCATCCAGATAAAAATATAGATAACAAAGAGAAGGCTGAAGCGGTTTTCAAAAAAGTAACTGAAGCTTATTCAGTCCTAAGTAATCCAGAAAAAAGAAAGAGATATGATCTTTATGGTACCACTGAAAACTCTGATCAAATAAATTACATGGAAGTTTTTACCAATTTTATGAATAACTTTGTAGAAAATAATCAAGATATTATTGATGACATTAAAAGTTGTAATAATATGAAGGAAGTCCAAATAAAGTTGGGAATATATTTTTTAAGAAAATTGTTATTTGTTTAGATTATCAAAATAAAAAATCTTTAATATTAAGTATGTTTGGACAAAACAAGTCAAACAATAAATATTATTCTGTTTTAGGGTTGAAAAAAGACGCTAAATCAGATGAAATTAAAAAAGCTTACAAAAAGTTAGCAATAAAATATCATCCAGACAGAAATACAGATAATAAAAAAGAGGCTGAAAAGAAATTTGCTGAAATTAATGAAGCTTACTCTATTTTAACAGATCCAAAAAAGAAACAACAATATGATATGTATGGTACTGTAAGTGGCACAAGTGGATCAAATGTCCCAGTTAATACATTTAGAATGTTTAATAATATATTCCAACAACATGTTTCAGAATTTATCAACAAAAATAATACACAACAATCATCCGGAAGTGGATTCTCAAATATTTTAAATGAACTTAATAACTCAACAACAAAAGAATTTCCTCTTGGTGGTATAAAATTTAAAGTACACAGTTTCGAATCCCATAAACAATTTAAACCATCAAGACCACATGTACATAAGCAACCAAGACCTGCGAGACCACCTCAAAGACCTTTTTCAACAAAACCTCAACCTGTGCATAATCAACCTGTGCAAAAGATGAAACCAAAAGAACAAACAGTTCACAAGAGTTTTGAGATTAGTGATATTTACAATGGTGTCACAAAAGAAGTGGAAATCGATTTGGTAAGAAGAACTAGGAATCCAAATGGACAAATTGTTTACAGAAATATCAAAAAAAAGTTTAAGATCCCTCTTAAGGGTAGGGAAATATTTGTGGAAAATTGGGGTAATCACCTTAGAGGGTACAAGAAACCAGCAGATTTATTGATTATGGTGAATGATCTTCCGAATGATATGTTCAAGAGATTTGGGGATTATAATTTGTTTATAATACATAAGATTAAAGGTGATAATTTGCCTAAAAAGAATTTGCTTGAAGTTGAACTTCCAAATGGTAAAAACTTGGAGGTTAAAGTGGATATGAAAGAGTTGTTAAAAGACACAAATAAACTTATAAAAATTGAAGGTAAAGGATTCCCTTACATTATTGATAAAGAGGTTAAAAGGGGAAATTTGTTTATTAAGATTGAAGTTATTTTTGAGGATTATCATGCTGAAGATGTTCATGAAAATTCTGGAGAAAGTTGTAAGTTTATAAAAATGTTTGATGTTTTTTGAACATTTAATGTTCGTAGCATCTAATGCTAAACAATTAGATTTGTCAACAAACATGTAACTCCAAACATTGGCTTGTATTTAGTGTACCAAAAGTACAATTCAATATCTCCCGTAAGTCTAGATCTGTTGTGAATATATGATTCACAAACTTCCCATGCTGTAATTACTTATTATTCAATAACCTTAATCTTAGTCAAAGTACAATTGAGACCAAATCTTTTACCTCTATTCGCAATCCAGAGTCTAGGTTTGATAACACCAGTAGCTCGAGAAAATGAAGGAATGTACTCCTTGAATTCATCTACCGTTTTTGGTTGTTTCTTACCAATCTTTGTTGAATAAGCATATAACTGAATTTCTCCATTACTTGAACTTCTCACTTTAGGCTTGATACTTGGTGGATATTTACCACCATTTTGGTAATTTCTATCACGTTTCACCAAAGGAGAATACATATATTTGATCGTTTCACGATCATACTTTTCACCAAAAAGCTTTTCACTCCATTCTGTAGCATAATCAATAACGAAGTTATCAAGTCTTGCCAACTGATCAACTAAAATATTAAACTTTTCTTGTTCTCCTTCAATATCAGAAATTAAACCCATTGGAACATTGTATCTTCCATCTGATTCGCCAATGTGACTTGGAATTTCACTAGAAAAACCACAAAAACATAACGCACCATCAGGCAATTCAAGTCTCAAATCTTGTTTATCTTCACCGCAACGAATTGGATATGTGGCTACAGCACTCCCGCGAGAATGATGTTTTTTGTACATAAAATCCTTTGAAACATTGTCGACGTTAAAGTTCTCTGCCGTAGTAATCATTTTATAATATATATTATAAAAACTCTTTATAGATATTTATAAAATCATTTTTTTTTATCTCCTCAAGAAAATTACCCATAATAAATTTGGTTAACAAATTTGTTATAGAATTTAAAACAAGCGAAGCCGATTGCCCTTTATTTATTATATAAAAAGCGTAGGGTTCAAAAGGGAAAGGCACTCTCCCTTTATTTTTTATAAAACATCAAGATATTAATTCCCGCAGTAAAATCAATTACTCGGAAACATCAACCTCTTCAACTTCCTCATCCTCAAGTTCCTCACCGTCTTCAAGCTCTTCACCCTCTTCAGAGTCAACAACCTCTTCACCAGAGGCAGATGCCTCCTCGCCAGAAGCACTAGCCTCTACAGTCTCAGAAACATCAGCCTCTGCACCACCACTACTCTCGCTTGAAGCGGAAGCAGGGGCAGGAGTAGCCTCGGTTTCGTCATTGTCTGTACGTTTGACAGGTGGTCGAGAGAAACTGTAACCACGTGGTGGCTCGTTCTTCTCAACTGGCATTGCCTTAATCTTCATCAAAGTCATGGAAAGTCCATACTTCTTGTTGACAAACCACGGACGAATTCGAAGAATTCCCGTAGTTGGAACACGGTTTGGAAGAAGCTCTGTGAGATCCTCCCAACTCTCAGGATGTTGATCCTCCTCACTTGAAGTGTAAACCTCAAGATCTGGAACACCGTTAAGTGTTGTTGGAGTCTCCTCCCAGACCTTAGGGATCTTAGGAGAAATCTTCAAAGGATATGGCTCACCAGTTTCCTTGTTAACACTTGGATCCTTAACGAGCGGAGTGTAGAAAGCCTTGACGAGTTCGCGTTGAGCCTCAGTGTACTCCTTTCCAAAAATCTTCTTGGAAAATCGAACACCGTAATCAACCATAAATTCGTCGAGAGCTTGGAGCTGCTCGAAGAAAGAAACAACGACAGGTTGTTCACTCTCAATAGAGGACTTCATTGTCATTGGAAGACTGTAGCTATATTTGCCACTGCCTTCAACGGCTTCATACTTTGAAAGACCAAAAGGACAAATCATTGCCTCTGGTGTCTCAAGATAAAGTGGCTTATTCTTATTAGATCCATAATCATAAAGTAGATATGCCTGAAGTCTCTTCTTCTTGTTTAACTTGGGTTCGGTACAACTAACGTTACCTGCATCAAAATTAGTAGCTGTTACTTGGTTACTTGTCATCTTGAATAGTTATGTCAACTAAGCTTTAAATACTTTTGATTTTTAAAAATCAATTTTTTTTTTTCCAAAAGAATTTAAAAAAAATGAAATTAATTTAAAATGAAATACTATTAGTATAAGTAGAGCGATGAATTATATCATTAATGAACATAACTGTTTATCGGTGAAGAAAAAAGGATCGAAAGTACAATGTCCCCACAAAAGAAAGGACGGATCTGATTTATGTGGTATTCACAAAAGATCAAAAATAGTAGTTTACGTAACTGATTTAGAAGAATATTCACAAGTCATTGAAAAACCTTACTACGATAAGGAGTTTTTAATTACTGAATACACTTGTGAAAATCCTGTCAATCCTTTTAACTATAATTTAAGGAAAAAAGATGGTGAAATTAGTTTGAGTCAAATGAAATCACTAAAAGTGGGCAAATTAAGAAATACTTTAAAAGAGTATGATCTTTTGTCCATTATTAACAAGAATCAGTCAAAACAAAATATTCTTAGGTTATTAATTAACTTTCTCCATTGGGAAAAATACATGATAGATAATGAAAATAAGATTATTTTGATACAATCATGTATTAGACGATATAATGTTTTTAGGAGATCAAAAACAGTTAATGATGAAGAATGTGTCGAAATGATAAGTAAATACGAAATCCCCATACGATTCTATTATTCATTATATGATGAAGTAAGTAATAAATATTATGCATTTGATTTACGATCATTGAATAGTATTATAGGAGATTGTAAGTTAACAAAACAACCACAAAATCCATTTACGTTAAACCCAATTTCGGATGAAGAGATTAATAAAGTTATGGATAGAATTGATTACCTAAATAACAAAGGATTCTATACATATTTTGAGAAATGTGAAGTTAGCGAAGAGAAGGAGATTGAATTTATGGCAATTAGAATTTTCCAAGAATTTAACCTTTTAGGTAATTACACTGATCATGAATGGTTAATGAATTTAAACAAACCGGGTTTACGGAACCTGTACAATAAAACAGAAGATATGATAAATTACAGAATTAATTTACCCCATCAAGAAAGATTAAAATATTTTAGAGAAGGTATTTCGTTTCCAGAACACGCTTCCAAGATTAATATGATTAATTCCAAGAAAAAGTTAAGGAAAATGATTTTATATGAATATGACGAAATCCTGAAATATGATAACGAAGATGGTGACAAAAAAACTGCTATTATGTGGTTATTAATTGCTTTAACAGAAGCTTCATATGATGCCAGAATAGCTTTACCACATCTCAATATTAATGAATAATTTCTATTTTTATAACCTTAATTTGTTGCCAAAGCAGTTAATTTAGAATGAACTTGTCCCAATTCTTTTTGTAAGTTTTGCAACTGAGTTGGTGATGGATTCCTAACAGTACTTGGTCCTTTTTTATTCATAACTAATGTTTTTACAATATTATTTATATTATCAACACTCTTCTTAATACTAGCTATCTGTTCTTTTAACTCTGTATTTTTTATTCCCTTTTTGATTTGATTAATATATGAATCAACATCATTAACAATATCTATTATTAACTCATAACTACTCAAAAAATTTCTTTGGAAAGCAATTGATAGCAACAAATTCTGTGTAAGAGAATAATAAGATTTGTACATTGTTTCCATCTGCTTAGAATTATATTTATCAAATTTTACACCTTTTCCAATATCAGGAATACCAGAAATATATTTCATCAAATCCGCATCAGTCATATCCCCAATTTTTTTATCCAAACCCATAATTTGTAAATTATTAATATTAATCATAATATCCTTCATAGATTTAACAATATTACTCAACTTACAAATCTTCAATTTAATATTACCCTCATTAACCTTCTTATTTTGATTTTTTATATTATTAGTTTGTTTATTATTGGTTTGTTTATCATTGGTTACTTTCCCTGATTGTGCTTGTTGTGCTTGTTGTGCTTGTTGTGCTTGTTGTGCTTGTTGTGCTTGTTGTGGTTCCTCACCAGTTTGTTTCAAACTTTTTTTATATAAACCTCCAAGTTGTTTATTATATTTTATTAAATTCAGGTATCCTTTATCTGTAATAAAATAATCAAATTCATATTTTTCCAATGTTTTATCAAGTTTTCTTTTTCTTGATCGGATATTCTTCAATACCTTATTCATAATAATACTGTATAGATTTTATTTTAAACATTTCATGTTTAAACATTTCATGTTTAAACATTTCATGAACTTCATGCTAAATCAATTACTATAAGCAATTCCCGCCATTCCTGCTTTGATGCGTAATATATTATAATTTCTAGCGAACAACATCAATCTTGGATTGACCATTAACTTATTCAATTTGAATAAAAAGTGTGAATTATCGATTCTACTGTAATTACACGCACCGGATGGTCTTGTATTTTCAGGTTCCAAAGAGAATGAATAGTTGTAAATAAAATCAGATGGTACATTTTTGTGTCTTTGATATGGTTGAATAATGTTATAATATTTTGCATCTCTCTTCTCCATTCTCTCTTTACCCTCTATATATAAAGTTGCTTCAAACATTGGATGATTTTGTAAATCATATACCCTTTCAGCAAAAGTTTTAGTATCATCTTCACAACAATTCTTAGTACTAAAGTTAAATATTTCTCCTCCATTATATTTTCCATCTTCATTTTCCGCCAAAACATCTGTATTCTGAAAAACCCAAATAAACTCCAAAATTGGATGATTGAAATTAATATTCACTTTATGATCAGTAATAAATGGAGTGCAATTAGGAGATGTATTATTTGTATTTGAACAAGCTTCCTGTGTAGAATCTATTATAACATCACCATATTTATCAACACCATCTATTCCATAATTATAAAGTGGATTTCCCTTTTTACCACCAGAATATAAATCAACAGTATCTAATTGTAACTGTTCAATAAGATATTCATGATCCCTCTTTGCAAACTTCTTTCTTTCCGCATCCTCCAAAAATATATAATCAACATATAAATATGCTGACATCATATGAATTTGATTTGTATTAATATCTACTTTTCCACAATAATAATCATCTTTAACCTTAATAATCATATGATTTATATTCCTGAATTTACAATTTATCCTTACCTCATGATTTTGTAAAGCTATCAATGGCAACGATAAACCAATATTTCTACAAAACCAAAACTGAAGTGGCACATAAACCTTCAAAATACCCTCATAATCAAAATAACACTTATCATCACTATACCCAATCATCCTCTTATAAGCATTATATTTACCCGCCGAAAGTGTCAACTCTATCCAAACTTGCAACCAAACGCCATAATGTCTATCAACAACCTTTCCACCAATTTCTATATCAATAGATTCTATCAAAGTATGTCCAACAGAATTTCTCCAATAATATTTTGTTCCATTATTAAAATACGGCTTTAAAGATGGTAAAGTTACAACCAAAAATGTTTCACTCATCAAATCACCAATTCTCTCAATTTGACAATAAACTTTTTTACCAAAATCAACATGACCTGTAAAAAATTGCCTACAATTCTCTATCGCGAAATTTGTATATCTTTTATAAACCATAATGAAATAAGAAATTTGAGGATTCCCTGTTAAATATAAATCTTGTGCACCATAAGCAGCCAATTGTATAAAACCTCCTCCCATAACTAATATAATATACATAAATAATATTCCAATTTTTACATGATTAAAAAAATGATTTATATTTATTAAGATAATTCAAAAATAATGGCTAAATTAAAATGATCATTAAATATAATTCGTCTACATACAACCTATCTAATGAGAATGGAGATCTTGAAATTATTCAAAATAATGACACGTATTTATATAAAGCAAATCACAGAAATATTTACCAAATGGAACTAAAATATGAAAATATTTTAATTAAAATAGAATCAAAAATTAATGACATTCTAATTATATTTGTTATTTTGCAATATATATTTAAAGTAAATACAATAAAAGATTTATCAAAATTAAAATGGAATTTTTCACAATGGAAAATAACAATTAAAACAACTGGAAAAAAAACATCAGATCACGCAAAAATTTTAAATTATTTGCTTAACAATATTGAAAATTTCAATAAACCATTAAAAATTAATGATTTAGAGAAAAATGTTACACTAAATGACAAAAGAGGATGGGTTGGTGAAAGACCAAGAGAAATATATTACAAATATGGATTTCCATATTTTACACCAAGTACATTAAAAACATTAAAAAATGGAGAAAGATTATTTGAATGTCCATTCCCAATTTGTAATATTAATCCTATAAGAAAAGCAATATGTATCAACAATAATTTATTGAATAAATGCTTTACATGTGGAATCAAAGAAGGTGAAAAAAATTTGTTCGGTAAAATATGTAAATTTGAAAAAGGACATTTAGAACCACATATTTTATCCAAAAACAATCTTGCGAGAAAACAATGTAAATGGTGTAACACCTTTTACAAAGATAAAATAATATGGGATATCAAAACATATAAACCAAAATTTAATATTTATGCAATATTAAGAGATACATCAAAAAATATTCTTATCAAAGAATTAAAAAAACTTGGATTTTCTCCTGAAGATCTTAAATAAAATTTTGTCTAACCAATTCTTTTTTTATATTTTCCACTATCGTTGGTGATACAGCATTACCAATTTGTGAATAATTTACACCATTATTTGTATGTAATTTATAAAAAATTGGAAATCCCATAATTTTGAAACACTCATCTAATGTTAATTTTCTAACACCAATACCATCATATATATAATATCTTCCTGATCTTTCACTTGAACTTAGCGTAGGATGAACTCCATTTATACTATATATTCTATTTGGTTGTCTATGAACACGAGATAAATGCTCCGTATTTGGAAGAACCCCATTTTTACGCTTATTTCCCTTGATATAGCCACAAAAAATCAAACCCGATTTCTGTTTTTTAATTTTATCATCTTCTAACAACACATATTTTTCAGTTGATATGTAGTCAGTATTTGTTAAATCTATTATATCTTTCAAATATTTAGTTATTTTTATCCTATTCAACTTATTAAAATCAAAAGTAGTTTTATAATATGTTTTGCTAACACAAACTATGAAAATTCTTTCTCTATTTTGCGCCAAACCAAAATTTGAAGTATTCAATATTGAATATGAAACATAATAATTTTCTTCTAAACCTTCTATAATTTTTTTAAAAGGAACACCCTTATTTATTGATACTAAATTTTTAACATTTTCCAATAAAATAATTTTAGGATGTTTGTTATTAATAATTTCTGAAATTTTACCATAAACATCACTTCTTTTATCACTCATTCCTTTTTTTAATCCTGCTGAACTAAATGGTTGACATGGAAATCCTGCACATAAAATATCGAAAGAATTCATATTTTCAACATTAATATCAAATATATCTTCTTCACATTCCATCAAATAATTATTTTTATAAGATTCTCTACAATATTTATTTTTATCACAAGCTAAAATACATTTAAAATCTTTTAGTCCAAGATGAAATCCTCCAATACCACTACACAAATCAATAAATTTTATTTGAGAATTTTGATTCATAATATTATATTAAAATATAAATTTTATAAACCACAAAATTCATTTTTTTTTTTTATTTTGAAACTTAAAAAAATAGTAAAAATAAGAGTGTTATGAAGATTGAACAAGATATTAAATTAGATTTCAGTGATGTCCTTATTCGTCCAAAGAGGTCGGAACTTAATTCCCGAAGTGAAGTTGATTTGGTAAGAACAATGAGATTTCCAAATAGCAAACAAACATGGAGTGGAGTTCCTATAATGGTTGCTAACATGGATACAACAGGAACACTGGAAATGTTTCACGCTTTGGCTAAAAATAGACTTCTAACATGTTTACATAAGTTTATCACAGCAGATCAAATTATTCAAGCTTTTGATAGATACAGAGATCTCGAAATGAATGATTTACATCCAATCAATTATTTCATTTTGAGTACAGGTATTACTGATGCTAATTGGAATAATATGGTGACTACTATTGAGAAATTGGAAGAAAATGATATTAATTTGCGATTTATCTGTGTTGATGTTGCAAATGGTTATATGCAAAAACTACACGAGTTTTGTAGAAAAGTCCGTGAGAAATATCCCGACAAAATTATTATTGCTGGAAATGTTGTCACCCGAGAAATTGTCGAAGAATTGATCATTAATTGTGGTGTAGATATTGTAAAATGTGGTATTGGTAGCGGATCTTGTTGCACCACAAGGCTTCAAACAGGTGTTGGAATGCCACAATTCAGTGCCGTTTTGGAATGTGCTGATGCAGCCCATGGAGTGAACGGACATATTATTTCAGATGGTGGTATCAAAGTTGTTGGTGATTTTTCTAAAGCTTTTGGTGGAGGAGCGGATTTTGTGATGGCTGGATCTATGTTTGCTGGTTATGATGAATCTGGAGGTGATATTATAACAGGTGAGGATGGAAAGAAATGGAAGATTTTTTATGGAATGTCATCAACAACTTGTATGAATAAGTATCATGGTGGTGTTGCAAAATATAGATCATCTGAAGGAAAAACTGTGAAAGTTCCTTATAAGGGTGCTGTTCAAAATCAGTTGAATAATATTATGGGAGGTATTCGATCAACTTGTACATATGTTGGTGCGAAGAGGTTAAAAGATCTTCCAAAATGTGCTACATTTATGCGAGTTAATAATCAGGTTAATAATAAATACTCTGGAGCAAGTCATCAGATGTAACATATGTAATACAAACTCATTATAAAAAATTCTTTTATTTCATTAAATGTTAAAAAATATTTAATGAAATTAATAAAATTAATCAAATTAATTACATTCACTTTTTTTCTAATAACAATAAAGTTTCTTTAAATTCTAGATTATTTAAGTAATTTTTCAAATTTTTATTTTCTAGAGAATATGTCTCTAAATTATCTAAATGATTTGTTTTTTCATTATATTTCATATTTTGTTGTATTCCTAAATCATAAATTTTATATCCATATTTCTTTATAATTTTTAATAAAAATATATATCCTTTTGTATCTTTCTTAAAATTAACAAAAATATAATCTATTTTTTTTCCTTTTAATAAATTTTTAAATAAATTTATAGCACCTACTTCTTGACCATTTAATGATATTTTTACACATCTAATTTTGTCAAATTTTTCAAAATATTTCCTACCAACATTTTCATCAATTACCATATTCTCAACATTTAAATTTACCAAATTATTATCTTCTATTGTTTGTTCTAAAACTGATAAAAAAATTTTATTTTTATCAATCGCTAATACCTTATTATTATAACAATTAACGATTACTGAAAAAAAACCAATATGACATCCTAAATCAACAAAATTATACCCCCCATCCTTCATAATTTCTATTAATAATTCTGTTTCCAAAGTCGACCAACAACCTTTTTTATAAATACAATTTGATATTATATCTAAACCTTCATTATGAATTTCGTTCTTTTTATGTAAATCATAATCAAATAAATTAAAATCTATTTGATTATGATTAATTTCCAATCTTTTGACTTTATAATTAAATTGCATTTGTTATGATCATTTTATAAATAATTAAAATTATTATAAAACGAATATTAATTTTATCATTCAAATTGTGAAATATATTCTAAATCATCATCATCTAACTCATCATTCGGTGGATCAACATGAAGACAATATGGAGGATAATGTTTACCTTTATCATCTGGATCGTATAATGATTTATCAAAATATAATTCTTCTGGAATTTTATTACCCATATTATGAGGAAGTGAGGTTGTCCAAAGATTATTTGTTAAAACACATTCATGAGTTTCAAATTGGATATGATGTAAACCATCAGTTTCCAATCTTTTAATATAAATTTTATCAAAGAAATTATTTTTAACAAATTCCAAAGAATTCAAATATTTGCCTTGATAATAAACTGGATGCCCTTTAGTTATCATTAAATCCTGATTTGGAATATTTTCTCCTAAAGAACTTTTTTCGAATACAACAAAATCTTTTAATTTACAACCATTACTTAAAACTCTTACAACTTTTTTAAAACCATTTCTAGTTTTTACTAACATACCTCTTTCAATATCTTTAATACACATTGATCCATTTTCAGTTTCTAAAATTGTTTGGGAATGATAACAATTGGAATCAGCAAAAAAAGCATAGAGATAATCTTCATTATTAAGAGTTGGTTCTACATCAATACCAATCCAAAGACCACCATTACTTGGATAAAACGTATTACTTGTTTGTCCATTTATTGTTGTAATAGTATTTTGATCAATATCAGTTGGATCAGTTTCACTGACAACCCCACAATATCTAACTCGTGCAGTAGAAGCATTATTTGTTGAAAGTGCTGATTTAATTGCTATAGGTTCACCCATAGGTACAAATCCTGGATCAGTTATTACTATTTGTGGCCCTCCATTATCATCCTCAGGATATAATATTAAATTTGTAGTTGAACTATTTATTACTATATTACCTGTTGCATCATGAATTAGATAATCAAACCCTGTATATCTTCTCGTACTTCCTGTATTTGTTTGTATGGTACCAAAACCTACTCCTATTTGTGTACTTCTTGAAGGATCACTATATATTGAACCACTATATCCAGAAATAGCCGTTCCTACAATAGTTTCAATAAATATTTTAGCTTCTTGTTTAATAGTTTTATAAGTAACAGTCGCTTCACCACCACCCGGTGTTGGAGGCGCAGGTCCCCAATAAATTCTACTTCCAGCATTTAAAGCATCTATAATAATATTTGTAATAAAGAATTTAGTTGTTCCAGTATTAAAATTTAACTTTGTTACTTCTATTGTATTTGTTAATGCCATAATATAATATTATTAATAAAAAAATAATGAAAAGTTATTAAAGATTATCACTAATAATTTGCTTTAAAAAAATAATTAAACTATCAAATAAGGTTTTATAATAGAAGTTTTATCATTCCATAATTATAAATTCTTGAATCAAAATACCGAGATATTATTAATTTACAAATTAATAACTATGTTATCTTTCATAATTCATAATAAAAGGTATTATAAAATAACTTTCCATGATTAATTATTTTAGTTCTTAAAATTAAATCATTTTTTGTTTCTTTACTCACGAAGGAGAAAAGTAAAACTGACGTACCAAACCAGTTTGAATAAAAATAGTATTGGTGAACTCTGGATCTCGTTCAACCATCTTTCCAATCCATTCAATAACTTGTTGAATATGTTCATCAACAGTAGGACCTGACTTAGAAAACAATTCATTTGTCGAAATCTTTACAGTTTCCAAATGCTTCCAACCAATATCAGAATGTTTTTGATAAGCAATGATTTGACCACCACCCCAATCACAGAAATACTTTGGTTGGCCGTCGACGACGAGACCAAAATGAGCAATCAGTTTGCCATCAAGAACCCATTTGTTATGAATTTTCTCAGAAGAAGAAACCATCCGGCTCTTAACATAAAACGTACAATCTGGATAAATAACTTGGAGAAAAATCCAAAAGTTCACCCAATTTTGACGGACGTATCCATTTTGGATTTCATCACCTTCTGGATTCTTCTTGTTTGCCGTTGGATTGTCAATCAAAAGAGAACGAATTGCGTCAGTGTCGTTAGGAACGTGGTGAATACCATAAGGAAAAACATCTCCACGTTGGACAACATATCCAATAGACGTTGTCATGACAAAATAACAGAAACCTTTCGAACACAAATCATCTAAAACTGGTACCAAATCCAAAAGACGCTTGCGGAAACTATTTGGATGAGTCTTAAATAGATCAAATCCAAAATCTGCTGTTTTTGTGTCCTTTACTTGTGGTTGAAGAGAACTTGATCCCATCGAACAAAAAGCAGTCAGTGAAGGGTATGGTACAGAAGCACGCAAACCATCATTTACAGGCCTTTCGAAAGCCCTAACTTCAGCATTTTGCTCTTCCTTTGCCGAAATAAAGAAATGTTCCAAACCAAGTTCATCAATTTTACTCTTGAAATCTTTAACAATATTAGAAGAAGACATACTTACCACTACTTTTTATAATATCCTGTTTATTTTCGTTCAATTTTTTTCCTATTAGGACACCTTTTGCCTACACAATGGGCAAAGGTTAGGACACCTTTTGCCTACACAATGGGCAAAGGTTAGGACACCTTTTGCCTACACAATGGGCAAAGGTTAGGACACCTTTTGCCTACACAATGGGCAAGTATTCTTTTTGTATTTTCTCCAACATTTTTTACAAAATGCGTGTTCACATTCTGTAAGATGAATATTTTTGTATTCAATCATATTTTCCATACAAATTGGACAATCAGTTTCAATAAATTTTCCATAAACTATCGATTCATATAAACAATTGTACATTTCAAGTAGATTTTTAATTTGTTTCTTTTTACTTGAATTGGAATTAAACCAATGTTTCGGAATTAATTTTTTTAATACCCAAGGTTTTAATTGATTGTATGATATTTTATGCAAAAATTCTTTCAAAATTTTTGGTTTGTTATTTTCAATAGTGTTGCGAATAACAAAAAAATTATTTGCTGAAATATTAGCCCCTGATTTCAACAAGAGTTTAATAATATTTAAATTACATGAAGCCAATACCGATTTTTCCAATATGGAAACCATATTTTTCACAAAATTTACATGAGCTTTTTGCTCAATTAAATACTTGCAAATATCATATTTATTGTGAGAAACAGCTGAATATAAGGCTGAAAAATTACCTGTTCTATTAGTAACATTCACATCAGTTTTGGATTCAATTAAAAACTTGATATCTTCAATCGTGTCATTACTGATTGTATCTTGTAATGGATGAGTTTTTAGATAATCCTGAATATTTTTGTAATCACATTTATTCATGAACATTTGAATACACTCTTTGTCTTGACTTTCCTTCAAAAAAAAACTAAGTACAGACGATTGTACTTCTTTTGTATAATTGTACTGATTATCCAAAAATAAATTATTAATGACTTCATAATCACACTTGTCAATTACATCAAACAACAATTTAATAATCTGTTTATTTCCAAAAGTAATAGATTGAATCAAAGGTGATTTTTCACCTACCCAACTAAAATTACTATTTGGATTAGCTTTACGTTCAAGAAGTATTTCAACAATATTTTTATCATCACATTCTATAGCTTCATTTAAATATAAATTTGGATCACTACCCATATCAAGAAAAAAATAAACACATTTCATTGATTTAAACGAAATTGATGTTCTCAAAGGGTTAATACCGTCTTTTTCAAAAACTGGCGCCCCTTTTTCTATCAAAATTTTAACCAACTCTATATCATCCATTGTAACACAATACTCATAAAAAGTACATTGTATCCCAGTGAGATCAACCATGTTTGTCCATTCTATTACGGATTTTTCAACCAAAGAATTCAATAATATTTTATTTTTAAACAATTTTTTAATATCTATCTTAATATTCATTACTCATTTATAAACATCTTTCAAACAAAATAAAATAAAAATCATTTTTTTATCTTTTTATCTTTTACGTTTTCTACCATACTTCGCGAGTAAAGCAACAACCGTTGAAGTACCATTAGCTAAAGCATAATCAATAATATTTACCTCTTTTTTAGAGTTCGTTACCCTCGGATTAGCCCTATTAGCCAAAAGAGCCTTAATCAAATCTGTATTATTGTTATCAACAGCGTAATGTAAAGGTTTCTTGCCCTCTTTATCACAACGATTAACATTTGCTTTGTATGAAATGAGTATTTGAACACATCTCCCACTACCGGAACTAACCGCCATATGTAGTGGAGATACTTCATCATCAGGACCAAGAATGTTTGCCGAACATTTTGCATTCAACAAAAGCTTCAAACAATCAACGTTGTCAGTTTTAGAACAATGTATCAAACAATAATATCTATCACTTGATGTCATTGTCTTGAAACCATATTTCAATAAAAGTTTCAAACAATAATAATTTCCCCAAAAGGTAGCGGACATCAATGGTGTTTGACCTTTGTCGTTTCTTCTTGTCAAATCACTTTTGGCAACAAGTAACTGTTTAACACAATTCAGATTATCACTACCTGTAAATGAAAATTTATCAAACATTGAAATATCTTTATCATAAGTCAACTTATGTAAAAAAGTCTCACCTTCTCCCATATTTGGATCAGCTTTATATTCCAATAAGTATGAAACTAGTTGATAATCTCTGTTACAAACTGCATAATGAAGTGGAGATTTGTTATTATCTCCAATATTAGGATCAGCTTTTGTTTGCAATAAACTACAAACAATACTTCTTCGATCTTTCTTTTCACATGCAATCATTAAAGGTGTTTTGCCATTGTAATTTACATTAACGTCTACTTTATATTTCAAAAGTATATCCAATAGAGCATCCCCAGATGACTAAATTCGCAAAATTCACAAGTTAATGTAAATTTACTTTTGGCGAATTTCTTTGTTTAAAGACTCTCATCTAAGCCTATATTTTTTAAGTAAAT